GAAGATCCCGACCCGTGGTGCAACGATGCGCCTCCGCCCCCGGAGGTCATCTTAGTCCAGGCCGACACGGAGGAACTGGAAGATGAGTGACTGGATCTGCCGCAAGTGCGGAATGATCAACGGCAAGGACTATCATGCCTGCGGAGGGTGCGGGAAGGGGAAGTCGTGAGCGCGTGCTGCCCGCACTACAGGGCTGAAGTCGTCTACCTGGACGACAAGCCTATGGAAATTCAGGGCATTGACGTCTGCTGCAAGTGTGACAGGGTGATCTACGAGGATCATCCGTCCGAGTGCGCCGAAGAGTACTAGAACGCAAAGAAGGCCCCCTCCTTTTTGGAGGGGGCTTGTTCTATGTCTACTGCGGGATCTTCAGGTACTTGGCGAGGAAGTCACTCACCGCCGGGATCTGGTGAATCCGCGTGATCACAGCAGCAACCGCGACTATCGTCGCACCAAAGCCCGCACTCGTCTGGATGCCCACTGCGGGCAGCATGACAGGGACGGCAACCGCCACAGCAATGAGTGCCTGAACCGAGGTTCGGACAGTCTTGATCGTTGATTCCTTCATTGGTCATCCCTCCACCGACCCGTACTCACGGAGTCGTTCCACTTGTTCGGCTGTTGCCAGGTCCAGGAAGCCCGTAACGGGTAGCCCGAAGAGCATCTGGAGCCCTCGGAGATGGGACCTTGTCCCATCGTCCAGCTCTCCCGTTTCAGCCCACCCAAGGGCCTTCTGTACGTGCAGCACAGCATCGTGCTCGGTCTGCGTGGTCGCTACCATGATGGGTCGCTTGATCCAGTTCGGCGTCATGCGTCCAGCTTAGCAACGATTCGATCCACTTTCACGTGAACCTCCCCGAGCTCCTCGCGCACCTCGTTGACAGCGGCGCGCTGAGTGACAAGACTTTCGAGCACTTCCACCCTGCCTTTGATCTCGCTCAGCTCGGCGTCCTTCTCTGTCTTCTCTTCCTTAAGTGCCGACACTTGTATCTGCAACAGGTCGACGGTCTGTCTGGCTACCCCTCTGCGGCCGGTTGCCCAGCCTCCCCCGATTCCAGCAGCCAATAGGGCTAGCTGGCTCATGGTCGCAAGATCCATGTTCCCCTCCGCGCTGATTACGTGCTTTCCGCCACCGTCCTCATAACGACAGTCAAGTAACCTCCCGATGGCCCATTGGGACCGGGCGGACCAGTCTGCTGAAACTCGAAGTCCTCGATGACTACCTGCGTAACCAGCTCCGCCGCCAGTTCCTGGAAGAGAACGACGTCACCGGCTCGGGCAACCGCCTCGAAGGCGCTGAGCCTGTCTTGGGTATAGCCGTCGTAGCCAATGCGCTGCCCTCCCTTGTCTTTCTCGTTGTCCAGCAGAAGGAACGGATGCGTGATGATCCTCTGGCGGATAGAGCCGGGGAGCGTCTTCACCTGCCAGGCGTTCATCACTCCGCCGTTGCTGGTAACTGCGCCATCCCTGAAGAGAGTGAACCTCAGGGCCAGCCAGTTCTGGGGGCCGGTGGGGTTGGAGATGCCGACATCCTTGGTGCCACCATTGGACGTAGGTCCATAGGTGATGACAGGGATCACTCCGCCGCCCTCTGAGAGGATCGTGGCGGACACGTTGCCCAGCAACGGGGCAGCCGTTCTGACGCTGAAGAACTTGTACAGTTTGGGCTCTTCGGTGTTGTACCGAATGCGTCCGGTGTCCAGCGTTCCGCTCGGCAGGAGCTCAACCGCCTGCTCCTTGAAGGAGCCAGCGGCGTTGACTGCATAGACTATTCGGTTGGAGGCTCCGAAGTTGCTGACCGAGACAACCCTCCCCACGATTGCAGAGACGTAGATATCGCGGGCGTAGGCGTATCGTACAGCCCTTGTCGTCTGCTCCTGGGTAACGGACCCCAGGTTGATCCTGTAAAGCCCTGAGGAGCCAGCGTGCTGCGCCGTGGAGCCTGTCCACATGAAGGTGTCGAAGCCAGCGATGCCGGTACAGCCCCCGTCCACCTCGAAAAGCAGGGGTCCGTAACTGATGTCGCCGTTGGCGTCGATCTCCCCGACCCTGAAGCCCTTACTGGTGGCGATGCCGACGAACGACTGGATGTACGAGAAGATCGTATTGATCCTCTCCCCTGTCGGCATGGTTGCCGTCACGCCCGCCCAGACGAACTCAGGAAGTCCGGTACTCCCGTTGACCACTGAGAACTTATGGATCTGGCCGGTCGTACCAGCGTCCCCTGCTGCGTAGATGGCCGTTGGGCCATCGGAGATGCTGCGCCATCTCCAGTTGACATCGGGATGCGTATAGGCAGCCGTTGGAAGTGCCACGGGAGGTGCTGCCGGAGCCAGCAGCAACTGATAGAGGCTGTTGTTGAAGCCCAGAATCAATCGGTCCTTGACTACCTCGATGACAGCGTTGGTCATGGCGGTGTTGTACTGCTGAGTTCTCGCACCGGCATCACTGCCGGTATATACCCCGGTCGAGCTGGCCACTACGTACGTGCTGCCGCTGGACGTCAGGTCGAACAGGGTATCTGCGGTTCCTGTCAGGATCGCAGTGTTGCCAGCGTCGGTCACCTTGGTCAGGTTGTTCGCGTCCATGTCCCAGTAAGCGTCAACCCCTCCGGGGGTGACGTAACCCTGGGCTCTGTTGTTGGTCAGAACTGAGGACTTCCCCTGGACAGTGTTTCTCAGCAGCTGGAGCTGGCCCGACTCCCATGGATTGACGCCCAGGGAGTCGGAGAACCTGATGTTGAACTGATTGTCGGTATCAGGGTCCTGATACAGGATGCCTGCGCCGCCAGTGAAGTTTGACTGGGATCGGAGCCACCAGCCTGCCAGCGACTGCTCGCCCGGCTCTGCGAAGTTATCGAACTGCTCCTTGCGAATCGGAGCCATCCGATTCGTGTGGGGGCGATTGTCGTTGATGGCGGAGAGGAAAGGCATGCCCGCAATGGCGTAGTCGTAGTAATTGTCCTGGGGCATGTACTGCCCAGAGCCAGCGGTGCCCAGTCCACTGAGCTGATCAGGAATCTTGCGTACGATTTGAGCCACTGTCGGGCCTCCTTATGCGGGGTAAGTGAAGGTGACTCGTCCAACCTCACTGGTGTTGATTGTGGAGCTGTTGTTGGCGGTAAGCAACTCCACCTGGCCGGTGGACGGATTGAGACCCACGGTTCCACCAGTAGTGCCGCCACTGTTGAACGCGACCGAGATGCGCTCAGTACCGAAGGCGGCGTTAGGCCGCCAGGGCGCCAGGATAGCGAAGGCCAAGGTATCCACGAGGTTGCCGAGAGAGTCGGCCACAAGAGGGGCACCGGTCCTGGTCCAGACGATGTTGACCGTGATCATGCCGTTGACCTTGTAGCCCTGGGTGGCCGCAGCGACGGTGAATCCCGCTGCCGGGGTGGCGATGGACGAACCAGACGCAGTGACTGCCGGAGAGGTGAAGGTTCCCGAGACGGTCAGGTCGGTGACGTTGGCAGTGCCGAGAGTGGTTGTGCCGGTCACTCCGAGCGTTCCGCTGGCCGTGGCGTTGCCCAGGCTGGTGGTGCCAGTGACTCCAAGGGTTCCGGTCAGCGTGGTGTTCAGGCCGACCTGGAAGTTGTCATCGGTCCGCAAGGTGTTGGCCGCAGACCTGAACAGGTTGGTGTCCTGAGCTACGCCACCTCCCCAGTTCAGTGCGCCATTGGCCAGCACCGAGAGACGCGCGGTCGCGTCTCCGGAGATCCGGGCTTGCACTGCATCCGAAAGGCCCGTGGTCCTGGTGGCGCTGAGGATGTTGGACTGGGTGGTTCCGTTGACGGTCAGGCCGGTGCCAGCGGTGGTGTTGTCCGCAGCCAGTCCGCCATTGACGGTAACTGCCCCACCATCGGCGTTGAGGATCAGGTTAGTTCCGACGCCGTTGGTTACCGCCATGATCTCGTTGTTGTCCATGCGGATGTTCGAGCCAGAGTCAAGCCCTGACTGGAATGCGTGGTTGACCGAGACGAGACTGACGTCGGAGACGTTGTTCAGCCTGATCTTGGCTGCAACATCTCCGGTCCATGTTCCGGTGAATGTAGGGCTACCGGCTATCGTGCTGTTGATCGTAGGGCTATTGAGGACCGGAGCCGTCAGCGTCTTGTTGGTCAGAGTCTGCACGCTCGTGGTACCTACGATGACTTCGCCGCCAGCCAGGCCGTGAACACCGTTGCCGGTGTTCTCGTGGCTCCTGGAGTCCGCAAAGTCTCGGGCGGAAGAGACGTGACGAACCCTGGCTCCTGCGTTATGCGAAGCCGCTGAGGTGCCGTCTACGGCCCTGGCAACTGTGAGGGTAGTACCAGCCGCAGCGTTGACCTGAACGAGCTCCTCGGTGAGCCCCTCGTAGTCCAGGGCCAGTGTGTACGGCGTGCTTGGCGGGAAGCCGACAACCGAGCCGACGGTGATGGACGTGCTGGCATTCGTGATACCCGCCGAAAGGGTGGTCTCGGGGGCTACTGAGGAGTAGAAACGGACAACTATGACAATCACACCCTTTCTAGGAATTAAACGTTTGAAAGTTCTCGAACAGGCGGAACAGCCGGTCACGCTCTTCATCGAGACGACGCTGGTACAGACCGAGGTAGTACTTGGAGGCATCCGAAGCTGCACCAGTGGGCACCAGGGGCGCACGCTCGGTTGCCTCAATGGACTGCTGCTGAAGTCGGCCAGCTTCCCAGCCGGGCAGGAGGCGCCAGCAGGCGCCATATACGATCATGTCGACCATTCGCTCAGGCAGGCCGGTAGTCAGCTCGAAGGGGTCGGAGCCGTTGACCATCGTGTTGGGCCGCTTGATGTACGACACTCGGATGTTCCGGCCGGGAACGATGCCGCCATCGAGGATCTGAATGGTCTTCCCGGTGGGTGTGGGGGTCGGCTTGACCTGGCCCGGAGTGGTGGAAGCCTGCGGATTGAACCTGTACGTCCTGGCCGGACGCCAGATGGCGGACGGGCCAATGGTGTTCCAGGTCACCTTATATACATCCTCGACTTCGATCGGGATGGGGTACTCGTAGCGGGCTGCGAAGTAAGGGAACTCGAACTCGTCGAACACCCAGACGTCCGGAAAGACGGTCTGGATCGTGTCGTTGATGGCTTCCTTGATGCGAGCGAAGGGATATCTGGGGTCTGCTGTCACGAACTCATTGACTACGTGAGATGCAGGAGTGGTGCCCTCGATCCCTCGCCCACTCGTTCCACCCATGACTGTCACCAGTCCGGTGGTCTTGTCGTACTTCTTGACCAGGATCATTTCGTCGTCGATCTCGACGACTCCCCGACTCAGGCTGGTGACCGTCTCGGTGTCCACCTGAAAGGTGACATCCGTATCAGTCATAGGCTGAGTCAGGAAGGAGATTGACGCCTGATCTCGGGTGTAGCCAAGAAGCTGCTGCTTCACCCGCTGGGCTACCAAGTCGAATGTTGCAGCCATTGATACTCCTTAGATTTCGGACCAGGTGAGTCCAAGGGACCAGACCTGAGTGGTGCCTGCGCCTGCTAGCTGCTTGACGACAACGCCTTCGCCCGGACGGCAAATGAACAGTGAGCCGGTTGGGGGGATGATGTCAACCGGGGAGCTAACCCCGTTGGCCGCATTCGTAATTGCGGGCGGAATGGCGATGAGCGGAACAGTGCCAACCAGGGTCACTGTCGGGTTGCCGGTCCGGACCTCGGCAGTGGCATTCGCCTGAGTCGTGTCGAACTTGTTGATGTTCGCTGCGGCAAGCTGAGTACCGCCGGTAGCGGTGCTGATTCGCTGCACTTCCATGTTGATCGTTGTTGCCTGCGCCGCAGTCGCGTAAGGGAATGCGGTGAACTGAGCGAAGATAAGATTCTTTCCGCTGCCTATCGGATTGAAGACCGACAGGTAGTTGTTAGCGGTGTTGACTGTAGGAACGTTCTCGATCAGCGTGGTGTACACCATGCCGGTTAGGGCCACAGGCGACTGAGTGAACACCGGGTTGGCTGCACTGCTATCGATCCGTACTGTCTGTTCGGCACTCATCGAACCCCCTACGCTTGATAGGCAACCCCGGTCGCCTGGCTGGTTTCCATTGCTTCATCGATCAGGTGCTGCTTGGTGCCACGAGGCTCGACGCCTTGACGTCGAGCATCTGCGTAGCTGTCAAGCTCCTTGTCCCAGGCCTTCTGCCTGGCGCCATACTCGCCATTCACGGCGGGAGAGAGCTGCACACCCTTGGCTCTGACACACTCGCCCCAGCTCTTGTGGCCACCGGTCAGGCAAGAGCTGGAGCAGCGCTTCTTGGACTTCATCCTCGGCATGTGCACGTCTCCATGCTTCCGCCGCACTTGGGGCACTGAGGCTCACTCATTGGGCAGCCCCAGGATCTCAAGGGCCGTCCAGGGAACCAGAACCACAGACGTCTGCGGGGCCACCTGCGGATTGGCGCTGAGCTTGACGAACCGATCGTCCATTCCCAGGACTTCATAGTTCGTGAGCGTCCGGCCACCAGATACCAGGTGAACCAGGTCGCCAACCTTAAGCAGCGACTCCTTCACGGGAGTCGCCGTGTTCTTCTGCGCTACCATTACTGGTTCCTCGCGATCGCTGCATTGAGCCAGAACATAGCCTCTTCAACCTTGGTGACAGCCAGGGCCTTCTCGCGTCCAGCCGGTGCGATCGCCTCGACGACATTGAAGAAGTCATCGGCGGCGACCCTGGCTGCCTGGTGCTTATCGATGGTGGCATCACCCTTCGGGGGGTGATGCTTGAAGCGGTCATCCATCAGTCTCGATCTCCTACGCTGTTCGTTCGGTAGATGCCTTCTCGGCACGGGTCGTGGTCCGACCCGAGAGGGGCCTCTATGTGCATTGCAATGGTCCCGAAGAGGTGAGTCTCCAGGATCCCCTTCTCGTTGTTCTCGATGTTCGTGGTGCGGCCACCGGGGCCATCGATCGAGTAGCACTCAGGGTCGATGTACCACTTCGGGTCGCACGGCTCCTTGGCCGGGTCGTAAGCCCTGCTGTCATGTGCCATTACTTAGCCTTCTTCCTGCCAGCCGCAGCCATCTTGGCCATCTTGGCTGCACCATACTTCTTGCGCCCCGCAGCAGCTGCTACGGCGGCCGGATTGGCTGCACCGGACTTCCGGGCCGCCGCCTCAACGGCGGCGAACCGACCACCTGCACCGAGCTTGGCTTTCGGATTGGGCTTGGGCTTCTTTGCTGCTGCCATGATTAAACCTCCGGATCGGTTTTGTACCTAGTGCACGGAATAATTGACGTGGCGTACGGTCCGTAGCTGAGCCACACAGCAGCTTCCGCCTCGGCCGATTCGAGCGTGGGGTGGAGACCGAACAGGGCTCCGTCGCAGACGACCTGCCACGCTGGAGATGGACTAATTGACATGATCCTCCTAGGCTACCGACATCCAGTAAGCGGTGATGCTCGCGGTCCTTGCCCCCAGGTTCACAGTCGCTGGCGGGGTAGTACCTGCGGCGTTGACGACAGAGAACCGATAGTCACTTGCGGACAGGGACAGATTGAGGAGTCCAGCGCCTGCCGACAGGTTCGCTCCACGGAGGAATAGCGGCGGCGTCGTTCCGTTGGACAGGATTGCGGCATAGTAGTATCCCTGGGTTACCGCCACTGGGGTGATCAGGCTGGCCTGCTTGTACCCGGTAGTGGTCCACGCTGCCGATTGATCGGCCGTCTGGCCGATCAGATTTCCAGCAACATCATAGAGCGCCAGGAAGTTCTGTCCGGCCGTCAGGCCAGATCCTACGGTCGAAACCGAAACGCCCAGGGCCGACACGGTCCCATCGTTCAGCTTCAGCTTGATCATCGCCATGGTGGTTGTTGCCACACCAGCCACGCCGGAAGGATAGTTCGGATCGTACGTCCAGCCGAGCAGACCGTAGTCGGACGGGAACCAGCCGTCGACCCTGGCGCCATCGATAACCGACTGACTGGCTGCGATGGCAGCCTCATTGGCCGCGATCCTGCCGTCCTGATCGGTGAATGCAGAGTTGACAGGCACGTCCCAGTCGGGCGTGCCGTGAGGGATCGGTGTATAGCTCATGGTGTTCCTCCGAATCCGCCTTCGCCGAATCCGAACTCTCCGAATCCGAAGGACGTGAGCGTGAAGTTGGTCTCGTCAATGCCAATGCCGGA